CCCTCAGGAGACGGAAGCCGTGCTTCTCGACCTTGTCGATAGCTCCGCGGCCCTGGTTGATGCGGATGTTGACTGCCACCTGAGCGATGTTCGGGAAGCGGTCCTCGTGCTTGATGAGGCGCTCACCCTTCTTGATGACCGCCCCGGTCGGCTTGCCCTGCTCGTCCACCTCGTCCTCGAGGATGTCCTGGGGGACGTACCAAGTGCGGGTGGTGAAGTAGGGGTCATGCCCCTTCTCCTCACAGACCTTGATCCATCCTGGGCCGATCTCATCTGCCAGCTTCTGGCAGTTCTGTGTGTCGAGACCTGTGTCCTTGGGGACAGGGCGCCCACGAACGTCCCACTCCATCTCGATCTTCGAGTTGGGGCAGATAGGGCGGTTTAGCTTGACCATCCGCTGCGCTGCATTGACGCGGACCCCCTGCGAGAATCCAGGGAGCGGCTTCAAGGTTTCCTTCGGTGGCATGTTGCCTCCTGGCGGCAGAGAACCGCCCGCGCTTTCGCGCTACTCGTACCCGAGGATCCGGGGTTTGTTGTGACCCACGAAGACCTTGGTGTCGACGTGGACCTTGTGGCCTGCCTGCTGCGCTCGTTGACAGAAGGCGTAGTCCGGTTCGAGGACTTGCTGGGAAGCCCCAACAGCGTCCTGCCGGTACCACGGGCCTCCGTGGTCGAGCGGGTCAGGTGGTGCTATGTCGGTGAACACGTCCCGGTGGATCAGGCAGAAGCCATGACCGAGAGCGTCCACTTCGATGAGCTCGCCGTCCTCCCAGTCCTTCACAGACCGGAAGTACCCCTGCTCATCCCTTCTGAGGAAGCAGGGCCGAGGCGGCTTGTCGTTGACGAAGTACGCCCCTGAGACAACGGACACATCACGCTCGATGAGCGCGTCCAGGTGCCCGGGGTTGAACACCATGTCCGTGTCCAGCGTCAGGAGATGGGTAGCCTCCGTCTTTTCGAGGAAGAAGTGGGCCACCTTGTTGCGACCGTAGTCGAAGGATCCAGGGGAACCCTCGACCATGATGGTCTGGTCGATCAGGTCGGGCCGCTCCGCCCGAAGGCGGAGCAGGCACCCAACCCAGATCGCGTCAACCATCGCGTCATGGACTACGCCGATGGCGACTCTAGTCATCCACCCAGCACTCGATGACGATCTTCTCGTCACCTGAGGTGAAGGCGTCCGCCTGAGCCACATCGAAGAACAGACCGGTCTTGAAGGCGTTACCTGACTCCGTTCCGTTCGTCGTAGCAGAGGCGTTGATGGCCTCGTCCGCACCGGGGCGACCGAGCAGCGTCGGGGCGATGTCCGTCGCCGTGTTGGCAGCCGAGAACAGGGTCATGCCGTTCGTGCCGTCGTTCTTGATGAGGAGGTCGGTCGTGGCTGGCATGTTCTGGTAGTCGACCGCGATAGCGGACAGGACCCCAGCGTTGCCGAGGTTCACGAACCGGGTGACCGCACCTGAACCGTCAGCGCCCGTCTGCGAAGACAGCTCGAGCTTGATCCAGGTGCAGAGACGGAACCACATGTCGACGTAGATGACCTCGCCGTCTGTGCCTCCCGAGATGGAACCGAAAACGCCACGACGGACGGGGAACCCGCCCGAGAAGGCGTCAGTCGCAGCCGTGGCAGCGTTGCCTTCGTCCTTGGCTGTGGTACCAACGGGAAGCGGAGCAGTGTTGACGGAGGAGATGTCTGCGTCTGTCCAGATCTGGACACCAGCCGTGGTCTCAGCCTTCAGCACCAGGGCGCCACCAGTCGCAGCAGCAGGAGCGCCTGCGAGCTTGTCGGTAGCGTGCTGCTTACCGTAGGAGATAGCCACTAGGCGACCAGGACAAGGGATGTCGATGACGTCGGATGCGGTACCCGTAGAGCCACCACCCTTGCCGCTGCCACCGACCGTGAGCACCATGCTTCGGTGGATGTAGCGGTTCTTGCTAACGTTCCACGGGCGGATGATGCCCGTGTTGGGGAGCGTGTAAGCCATTACCTACCCTTCTAACCAGGGATCGTTCCCGCTTCTGTCCAGCGGGCGGTGGTTCAGGGGGAAGCCGAAGCTTCCCCCTATCTGTTGCCTCGGCGAAGAGAGCTAGCCCTTTCGGCGATTGCCCTCTTCTGGGCCTTCTTCATGAGCCCCAGCGCCGCAAGCACCTGAGTATCCGTCAGCGCCGCATAGGCGACTCCACCCGACGTGAAGGACTGAACCTCTTCGTCGAGACCAGGAGTACCTGTATACGTGATGACGATAGACAGGGTTGCCATTACGCCGCCGACTTGACCGTCTGACCTCTCGTGTCCGAGAGCTCCTTGAAGCCGTAGCACTGCGTCCCGACGAACTCAGTCGAACGGAACGAAGCGTCACGCTGGGTCTCCACGCGGGGTCCCCAGATCTCGTAAACGCCGAGCGCCACACCCGAGGCGAAGACAGCGCCACCCGCGAGGGAGGCAGTCGTCACAACGAGCGAGGTCTGGTAGATCGGAACGCCCATGTAGACGCCGAAGTACCCGGAGGTGCCGAAAGGCTGAACCTTGTCGGCGTTGCGCCCGCCACTCTCGTAGGACGAGGTGGTGGTAGCGATCTCCGCACGGAACTCACCAGTCTGCTTCGGGTCGAGGTAGGCCACATACGGGCCAGGGATGTCACGCTGCTCCAGAGCGGAGACAGCCGCCAGGAGGTCAAGACCCGTCAGGGTCGAAGCCGCCGTGGTCACGTTGCTGAAGTCGTCCATGAGAGCCGCGAGGTCCGTCTCCCACTTCTCCGCAACCGAACGTGCCACCATTCCCGCGGCCTCTGCATAGAGGTCAGAGGGGTGGACGGCACGAGCCAGGTCCGTGATGTCGACGCGGAAGCCAACCTCCGCAGCAGTCGCAGACTGCTGGGTGTCGGACAGAGCGGTCGACGCGATCTCGGACAGGTCATCGGTCGGTGCAGCGGCAGCACCAGGGTCGCCCCACAAGGGGAACGAAGCCACCTGGCTGTTACCGCCAACGGCGAAGCGGAGGAAGTCCCTCGAGGTCATGGCAGGCCTCAGCTCGCGGATCATCAACGTCTCGACCGCCTCAGCGGCGATTGAGTCGTCGAGTGCTGCTAGTCCTGTCGATGCCATTTGTAGGGTTTCCTTCTAGGGGTCAGCCCTGGTTGTATTGCTTCCAGGGCGCCTGCTTGTTGACCCTCCCTGACTCGAACGCCTTGCGGACTCCGTCGAGGTCTCCCTTTCGGAGCATCTCCTCGATGTCGTCTGCGTTCTGCGTCGCGTTAGGGGATCCGGTGCCAGTGACGACCGGGGTGAACCCCGCAGGCTCGGAGACTGGAGCTTCAGGCACTTCACCGGAGCTGGTGACCAGTTCGTACTCGGAGGCGAACGCCTTGATGGCGTCCGCTGTCACCGCGTCAACCGCCAGATCGGGGTTGACTCGCTTGAACAGCTCTGCGTGCTTGGGGTTCAGACCGACCTCAGTGAAAACCTGATTGATGGCCTGTTCCTTGCGCTCGCCCAGCACGCCGTCACGGAACTCGCGGAGCTCTACGACTTCCTTCTCGAAAGTCTTACGAGCCCGCTCCTCTCGCTTCAGCGCGTCTCGGATCTGCTTGATGCTCTTGTTGTCTTCTGCTGCTTGGGTTGCCGTGTCGCCCTCGTTCGTTTCGTCAGAATCGGCGTCATCGAACGGAAAATCGTCGTCAGCCATAGAGGCTGTGCCTCCCTGAATAGGGGATTCGAGACCAGGCTTTTACGCACACGGTGCTGGCGGTGGATCCGTGCGGAGGACCGGACTTGTGTCGGGTGAGGGCCGGGCGTTCCTCACCCCTATATCTGTATTATAGCGTCATACAACTCTTTTGTCAAGTGTGGTAAGCTCACCGCATGGTGCATTTCATCGTTCTAGCCGGAGCCAACCTCGCAGCGGTAGCCGTTCTGGTCGCCCTCGTGGTCATCCCGGTGAGGATCTGGGACTGGTACAAGGGCAACACCCGCCCGCTCTAGAGGTACTGTCCGACCTTAGGATTCTCCCCGCCCAGGCTCAGTTCGGAGTTCTTGGCTACAGGAGCCTTGGTGGGGACGAAGCCCCCGGCGAAGATGGACAGACAGGTGGGGGAGCATATCTGCCAGCGCCGTTGCTCCTTCATCGTGGAGATGACCACCTCAGCCAGGTCCACCCAGCCGATGATAGCCGGGCCTATCTCCTCGGTCTTCCCGCAGCTATCGCACTCGAAGGTCTCGTGCTTCACTCCCCAGCCTCCCCGGACAGACCGCCGTAGTTGAGCTTGGACCCAGTCTGGGTCTGGTAGAGCTGAGGCGTAGCCTTCTGCTCCTCTGCCAGGTTCCTCTGAGCGAGGATGCCCTGGACCTTGTCTGCGATCTGCTGGCGGTTCTTCCCACCGAAGCGGAGAGTGACAAGATCACTCTTCGTCAGACCCACCTGGAATAGCTGAGAATCGGGGAGGAGGTTGGCGATGTCGTCAGCGATCTGGGTGAAGCCCTTGCTGAGAGCCGCCTCGCTGAGACCGAGGCCGGAGATGCGCTCGATGGCGCCCTGACCGAGGTTGGCGAGGGCGTTCCTCTTGCCGATAGCGACTCCTGCCTGTTGGGCAGCGTTGCGGGTGACCGCGTCCTGCCAGGTGTCGTACCACTTCTGGTTGCCCTCTCCGAGGATGAACTTCAGCATGTTCTTCCGGGTGAGGGCGTTCGGCTTCTCACCACTCTGTATGAGCTCCTGCTTGAACGCCCGGTAGAGGTCTTCGTTGCGCCGAAGGCGCGTATAAGACGTCGCTCGATCCGCGAACTCGCTTGGGGAGACGTTGTTCAGGAACAGCCAGTCCATCATCTTCGGCCCGATGTTGATGCCAGCCTTGCTGGCGAGGTTCTCGTACTGCTTCAGATTCGAGAGGTATTGGGCCTCCGACATCTTCAGGGTGCCGTTCTTGTTGAAGATGCCCGTAAACTTCTGGTGGTACTCCTTCGTTTGCCGTAGGTAGAACATGAAGTTCGCGGAGTTGTAGTTCTTGGCGAGGGCGTTGTTGATGAGCTGGTTCATGTTCCCCGTCAGGGGGATCCCGAGCTCCTTCAGCGTGTTGACGAAGAAGGCCTTGTTGTTGGCCTTGGCCTGAGCTTCACCCTGACCTCCACCTCCGCCACTGCCACCGCTAGAGGACGAGCCGCCCCCGCCTCCTGACCCGCCTGACGTAGAACCGCCACCTGCGGGTGGGACGTAGCCACCGCCTCCCTGAGCAGCGTCGCCGATGGCTTCGCCGATGGCCCCGATGAGGCCACCAGTCAAATCGCCGATGACGTCTCCAACGTTTCCTGGTTCTCCTTGAGGCATCTCAGTCTCCTATGCGGCCACTTCGGCAGCCGCGGCCACATCGAAGGGGATGAAGTCGGTATTGAAGTTCCCGAAGAACACGGCCTCGTAGAGGGCTGCGCCCTCTCGGTAGCCACCATCGGGCAGGGGGAAGGACAGCTTCAGCTTGTCGAACAGGCCGTCGAGGAGAGGGTTGTCCTCACGCGAGTTCGTGAGCGCCTGATAGAGGAAGATCTTCTGCTCCACCGCGTCGGCGCTGAAGCTCTTGGGGCTGAGGCCGCTCGCCTGGAGACGCTGGGTGATGGTGTTCACCGCGCCAGAGATGTCCTGCCAGGCTGGAACGATCATCCCGTACCCGAGCGAGTTCAGACGCACGTAGGGCGCTGCCTCGTTCAGGTTCCAGATGCGGGTGACGTCGGGACCGAGCTGAGCCGCCTGCTGCCCCAGGTAGTTGAGGCGCTGCTGCTTGATCTGGTCGTACTCCTTCGAGGAGAAGGAGACGCCTCTGGCCCGGATGTCGTCCCACATCGCTTCGTCGTACTCCGAGACCTGCTGGAGGAACCCCTTGACCTCCGGCGTGACGTTGTACCCGGACTTCTGGAGCTGGAAGTCGGAGAGCCACGCGAGAGGACGAGAGCGCCAAGAAGTGATAGCAGCCTGTCGCTCCTCGGGGTTCCTGTTCCCGAAGAAGACCTCCTCGACGGAGGGGACGACTTTGCCCTTGTACTTCGGGTACGGGCGGTTGTAGATGTCGCGGATCTTGTTGTAGACCTGGGTCGCGGGGAGGCCCTGGGAGCTCAGGCGCTCTGCCTCCGCGTAGAGGTCTGCCGTAGCCTCCACTCGCGGCTCGAAGACCTTCGAGAAATACCACTCGAGCGCCTTCTCTTGAGGAGTGTTCGCTTCACCGAACTCGCCCTTCTGGGCGTACAGGATATTCAGGTCCGTCATCGTTCGACGGAGGTAGTCGGGGCGGATGCCTTCCTCCCCTGTCAGCATCGGGGCCACCTGTCGCAGCAAGCGGATAGTGTCAGCGATGCGCTCCGACTCGAACGAGTCGATGGGCACGTCGTTGTTCCGCTTCCACAGCGCGGACTGCTCATCGAGCAGAGCCGCGGCTTCGGGGTTCAGGTGGCGCCAGCGGTCATACGCCTCGTAGTAGTCGTCGAGGGCGTCCTTCTTCTCGGAGCCGTGAGTGAGGAGATCCCAGGGGTCCTTATTGGGGGAGATGTCCTCGAGAGCCGTGTCGAGTTGCGCCTGGTAGTACCGGCGCGACTCCGTCGCCCGGAGCTTCGCTGAGAAGTCGTTACCATCGAGCGTGACACTCTCACCCGTGTAATAGGCGTCGTAGAAGGCGTCGTCCAGCTCCTCGGGGAAGGGGAGCTCCCTCGTCTTCTCACCCTGCCCCCGGTAGAACACCGAGAACGCCATGCTGTTCGGGTGGTCCTCGATGTAGCTGTCGATGAGGTCACGCTGCCGGTCGCTGAGACCCTGGTCTCCGAAGCCCTCGGGGACGATGATCTTGTTCCAGAAGTGGTCCCACTCCTCACGTTCCTCAGAAGTGGCATACAACGACATCGGTGCCACACTCGATCCGATCATCCTCACCCAGGCGATGCCCTGCTGGTACCGCTTGGCGAGTCCCATCAGGTCGTTGATGTAGGCGCGGTTGGCCTTCTCGTAGGCGTCCTGGTCGTTCCCGAAGTCCTCGGGGCGAGGGATCTTCCGCCCGTCGTTCTTGAGCTCCGCCCAGGCGTACTGGATACCGATGTCGAACGCACGGTCCCAGTCGGCCTTCGCCCTCTCGGGGCTCAGGAGCGGAGGAGGGCTCCCGAAGATGGCTTCGTGGAGGAAGGTGATGGGCTGGGGAAGGAGGGTGGTATCCGGCCCGTAGGGCTGGAAGATGTCAGAAAGCTCCTTGAAGACCCCGCCCCACTTCAGGGCAGCTTGGCCCAGAGCGAAGTTCCCCGCGGTTGACAGTCCGGGGACGCCTCCGCCCGTGGAGATCAGGTTCAGGCCCTCGAGTTTCCCGAAGACGATCTCGGGGACCTTCTGCCCGGTGATCTTCTCGAGGAACCTGGCGAGGCCGGGGACGATAACGATTCTCTCGCCGTCGCTATTTTTACGAGTCACGCCCAGCGAGTCGAGGATGTCGATGAGCCCCGCACCCTTCAACGCGAGAGAGGCGGCACCGACCGGCCAGTAGGCCTCGCTCGGGATCTTCACGAGCCAGGTGTAGAGCACCTCCTGGTACGCCGGGGCGAACCACATGATGTCTTTGAGAGCACGGTGGACCGACGACCTGGCGTTCAAGTCGTACATGATGTCTTTGGTGACGTCGGCTGCGCGGGCGTAAGCCATCGCGTCTGCGGTCTCCGGCGCGAGACCACGCGCCCGGTACTCGAACTGCTGGCGCTTGTACGCCTGAGTGAAGAGGCTCCCACGGGTACCATGCTCGTCGACGTAGGACAGAGCACGGAACGGGCGGAAGAGGGAGTTGGTCAGGCCCTCTGTGTACCGTCTGTGGTCGTCAAGGAAGCCACCATCGTCCGACTGCCCGTGGATGCGCTTCTCAACCAGGAGCCGGTCGGGGAGCTCCATGTTCCCGTCGTTCCATTCCCTCTTGACGTGGTCCTTCCAGGCCCTCTTGTCGGAGAGCTTGACGGCCTTGGTGTCGTCGAGGAGCTCGGGGTGTTCCCGCTCGATCCGCTCCATCGTCCGTCGTGCGATGCGCTGCTCGTTCTGGAGCGCGACGATCTCACTACGCGGGCCGTTCGCTGCCGTCTTCTCCTTGAGGCTAGTACGGATGACGTCCAGCTTCTCGACCATCTCGTCATGGGTCGCTGCGATAGAGCGGCCTGTCTCGTCGAAGTCGCGCCCGAGGCGCGAGACGTTGCGGGTCTTCCCGGTGGCGATGGTGTCGAGGTACTTCGGGTTCTCCTTGGTCAACTGCTTCAGGTAGGCGATACGAGAGCGAGCCCAAGCCTTCACAGGGTCAAGGGTTTCTCGTGGCTGGGCTCGTCCTACCTTCTTCGTGTTCCAGACCATGACAGAACGGTTTTCAGACGGATCGAGTAAGCCCTCGCCCTCGTTACGGTAGATAGCTCCATCAAACCCGCGTGTGCGAGCGATGTCCTTGATGTCTCTACCCGTTGCCGCGGCCTCATCAGCGAGTTGCCTCACCTCGGGACTGATCTCATCTAAGCGGTCTGAGGTCAGGAACTCTGATCCCCCACTTGCCTCGGCATCTATGGCTTCCTGGATTCCCCCGCTCTCAAGAACTATCTTGTCAGCGTCAGACAAGGGAGTATCTGATCCGAGGAACCGACCCTCCGTCTCTACCGGGAAAACGTCAGCTTGATCGAGCCATGCACCCTCAGCACGCTCTGTCGCGGCTGCTTTCGTCCCGAAGTGGAAACCCCCAAAATCCTGCTCGCCCTCTGGAACCGAGAGTGGGTCACGTCCTCGCAGCGTCCCGTGCTGACCGCGGATGCGAACACGCCCTCCCCCAAGGTCTTTGATAGTTAGACCTGACGGATGATCCACGGAGGAGAGGCTATCTCCATAAGCCCGCTCAAGCTCAGGACCCTGCTCGATCTCCATGTAACGCCTGGCCTGGGTGTCGGTCTCGAGCCAGCGAAGGAAGGCTTCCTCATCTAGGCCCAGGGACGCCAGCTTGCGATCCACGAAGTCAGCGTTGGCCTGCTCAAGCTCTTTGCGGAACGCCTCCCAGTGCTGAGCCCTGGGGACGCGCTTGCCTGCGCGGAAGTCGCTCGTGGTCTCGACGACGCGTTCGATGGGGGCAGAGTCGAACGCCTCGGAGAAGAACATCCCCATGTCTGAGGAGTCCGGGGCAGAGAAGCCCTTCATACGGGGATCCGGGTCGAGGAGCCTCCACCCCTCCTCCCCGAAAAGAGCTTTGCCGACGCGAACGCCACGAGACAAGGGGATCGGGATACCCCCAGGGAACAGCGTTACTCCCTCGGGGAGACCTCTGATGGGCTTGTATCCGAGGCTGGTGATACGGAGCGACTGCTCCAACTGGATCCGCATCATCATCGCGGGCAGGCGCACCAGCATGACGAGCGGCTTGAGGATGGCGGTGCTGACACCGAGGACGAACTTCGGGTAGCGCGAGACGAGGTGGTGTGATGCGGCACCCACCTTCCCGCTCCGCTCCAGGCTCCGCAGCCCACGAGAGATGGAAGAGTTGGCCTCGATGAGGAGGTCGACGTCAGGGAGGGACAGGCGGTTCAGGAACTCGGTCGGTCGAGAGGGAATGGGCTTGCCATCCACACCTAGGACCGGGCGCTCGAGACGACTGATGCCATCCGGTGTGTCCACCTTCTCGCTGAGCCAGGAGAAGGTACGTGCCTCCACGGGCGCGTCATGCAGGTTGATGATCCGGCTACGGATGTCAGGGTCAAGCTTCGGGTGTAGGGCCTTGTCGATGTCCCCGCCCTCACCGAAAACCTGATGCTCGATGAGGTCGTAGAACTGGGTGCGCGTCTTCACCTCAGCCAACTGACCGAGCCTGCGTTCGATGGTCCGGGCGTCGACACCGGCACGGCGCAGGTATGTCGAGATGGTGTTGCTGTTGAGCTGAAGCGCGTTCGGCGGGATGTTCGCTGTGCCCTGGACGTGGAGCTCGGGGTACTTCGGCAAGTCGTCGACGAACTTCGCCGGGTCGATGATCTTGGCGTTACGGACGAAGATGCCGTACATCAGGCGCGAAAGGCGCGTCGTGGGCGCAGCCTTCACCGCAGCTCTGATGATGTTCTGCTTCGGGTAGCGGAGCATCGGCGTGTCGTCGAACGTGGTCTTGATCTGCCAGTCGAGGCTGAGCTCTGCTGCGCGGAGCCGTCCGATC